AAAATTCTTCTACTGCGGAGTTCATAATTATTAAAATTGTAGTCTACACGTATACTTGTCCCCTGCAAGCTACCAATTATCGTCTAAATGGGCCTGATGGGAGTGGTTTATGATATCAAAAGACTTCATCCGGGTTGTCCAAGTTTCCCGGCGTTCTTGGGAAACTGTGAATCTCTCCCCTCCCATTAACCCCAATCTCTGGCGACACAGGTCGACCAGAATAAACGCGGCATCCGCCAAGTCTGGTGATTTACCGCACCTCCCTTTATAGTCAACTTTGGTTTCGACCACGATCCTCGCTTTCGATCCCGTGGTATTATACCGTCTGGAAACCATCTCGCGAGCCAATTCCGTGGGGATGCCCCTCATTTGGTGCGATCTCAAAAGTTCTTTCCCCTGAAACCAGATTTCACTCATCCGGTTGGCATACCGTTCGTGGCCGGGGGTTTGGTCGGCGGCTGACACAGGCCGGTCTGAGGCCTTCCCTGAGAAATGAACCCCCAGCACATCGCGGGACCATTCCGAATGGAGGACGTCAAGGAAGGGTCCCCCGCCCCCAGTTGAGTCACAGGACGCATGATAGGGTTCAATCCCGCGACGTTGGCAGGAGTCCCTGAAGGCTCGCGCAATCTGATGACTACGGGGGACTTCTTTATCGTTAATGTTCTCTTGGAAGGTTTCATGTTCCGTAAACTCCAAAACATCGACCTCCCCGACCCGGCCCATCACGCCAAAATACCCCATACACCGATCGCCCCCGGCCGTGAACGAGGGGTCCAGCGCGGCCACTTCAATCACGGGGCCTGTGAAGACCGTATCCCCCGAAGTTCCCCCGGCCTTAATCAGATCGGCCTCTGAGTAAATACTGTTGGAAGCTCCGTCCGGACACCAAAACGCTTTATACATCCGGTAATATAACAGGGAGTCCTCGCCGTAATCCTCCCTCGCCTGATTAATGGTTTGGAGATTGGGCATCCATGGATACTTTCCGGGCTCCATAATATTGGGGTTGTCCTCGGCATTGAACCTGATACACAATCCCCGCGAAGTCTCCCACGAATAGTCATTTTCGGTAACAGAGCCCCAACCTTCCTTGGGTTCGGACATCATGCCGAAGGCGTCAAAGTGGGAGTTGGGGTTGCCCAGTCCCACCATCGAAAAGTTCCGGTTCGTTGAGAGGTTCAGGTAACAGGCGTGGATAATAGATTCGGGGAGTTCCGGCAACTCATCTCCGATAAAAACCACATTTGTCTGCTTAATCCCGACAAGTTTTCCAATAGCCTCCTTTTCCCTGCGCCGCTCGGCCGGGATCAGCGTCAATCCGGTAGCCTCAGTGTAGCCCCCGTTTCTGGACAATCCTTTTATCATACCTATGGAATTTACCGGGGCCCCCGGTAATCCTTTCACGGCTCCCCACAGTTCCATGGTCGATTTCCAAATCCGTCGACGGGCCTCTCGAAGGGTGGTTGAGGTCATCATAACTAGCGTGTCGTAGGGGGATGCCAGATAGTTGATGATGCCCCACAGGGCGAAGGTGTCTGACTTTCCGGAGGACGCGCACCCTGCAACGGCGAGATACTGGTTCTCGCAAGCCTCGTAGATCATATCCTCGGCCCAAGGGGACCAGATGAAGTTGCGGGTGGCTGGACGGGACGGGTTATTATAGAGGAGGTCCGCGACGTTCTTGAAGTGCTGGAACTTCCCTAAGCCCCCCTTTTCGGGCTGGCGGTTGTGTTTGAAGGCGTGAAGCTCCACCGTTACCTCCGTAGTGTCGTCGGGGAAAGTGAACCCGTATCGTTTAATAGCCATAGAATCCAAACATAAAGGATAAATTATTTATTGCCAGACTAAAATATACGACTAACCTACAACCCTAATGAGCATCATCAAAAACCAAATCAGCAACCCGGTGAAGATCACCTTATATATTCCGGAGGCCACTTCGATATCGGCCAAGGAGTATGCGAGTCGTGAGGGGACCTCCGTTTCTCGGGTCGTCACCGACCTTTTGAACACTACCATAGGAGTTATCCGCTACAACGTGGAGTTGGAGCCCTACCTCAACGACAAACTTCTAAAGGCCTCCCACGCCTTGGATATCTCCCCTGAAGAATACATCGTCTGCTGCCTCAATGAACGTCTTGGGAGTTGATCCCGGTAAATCCGGCGGGGTGGTATTGGTATCCTCCGGACTCCGGATTCTGGGTTCCCACGCCTTTAAGTGTGAGGTGGAATTTGTCCGGTGGTTTGAGGCCAATCGTCACTATATTGACTTCTGCTATATCGAAAAAGTCCGATCCAGTCCCCAGCAAGGGGTGGTTTCCGCGTTCTCGTTCGGTGAAAACTACGGCTTCCTTCGGGGGGTTATTTTCAGCATCCTCAAAGATACAAACAAGATCTTTGACGTTTCCCCCCAGATTTGGCAGGGTCAATTAAACCTGAAAACCAAATCAGCGGATCGCACGTCTCACAAAAACGAGTTGAAGGATGTCGCCTCAAACTTCTGGCCCGAAACTAAATGGACCCACGCGCTGGCTGACGCGGCTCTAATTGCGAGATTCGGTCTGATGAAACAAAGTCTACAACTACCTGAAACACATGAACTCCAAACACGCATCTTTAAGCCCGCCTAGGGGGCTGATTCTATTTGATGTCCAGAAACGTCACGTTGAAATCTTGGTTAAAGCGGTCGCTTCGCACGGGAGCGCAATCGACTCCAGCGACACCGGCTGCGGGAAAACCCTGTGTGCCGTGGAAACGGCCAAGGCGTTGGGCCTTACCCCGTTCGTGGTTTGCCCGAAAGCGGTGATATCTAGCTGGGAACTTACCCTACTCAGTCAGCAAATTTCCGGAAGTTGGGGGGTCCAGAACTGGGAAAAATTAAGGGCTGGAAACCTCCCCGCCCTTGAGCGCCGGGGAAAGAAGGGCTTTATTTGGACTCTGGAGAAAGAGTCCACCCTAATCATCTTTGATGAGTGTCATAAAGCCAAGGGGGTCAAAACCCTCAACTCCAACATGCTTCAATGTGCAAAATCTCAGGGATACAAAACTCTCCTGCTTTCTGCCACCGCCGCCGAAGACCCGCGTGAAATGAGGGCCCTCGGATACGCCCTGAATCTCCACGCCCTGACTAATTTCTATCCTTGGGCTCTGGGCTGGGGATGCGAATTTGATACTTGGGGTGCCCTGCAATTCCCCCAGCGGAACCAACCCCGGTTGGCGGAACTCCACGATCTCATCTACCCCGAACGGGGCCACAAACTGACCCGTTCCGATTTGGGGACTCACTTCGCGGAATGCCGGATTAACCGGACTCCTATTGAATTCTCAGAACACGCTAAACTGACTGGACTGATTTCAGAACTTAGTGATGAGCTTGAGGCTATTGAGGCCCGGCGGGAACTGGACGGTTGCGAGGCTATCGCCCTGACCAAGTTGCTGCGGTTGAGGCAGGAAATTGAGATGCTCAAGATTCCTGATTTGGTAGGCCTCGTCGCGGAAGCGCGGGAAGCCGGGAACTCGGTAGTGGTATTCCTGAATTTCTCCGGATCTATAGATGCCCTGTCACGTCGGCTAACCGAGGGGCATTGCTTCATTGTGGGGGGTCAGTCCACGGCTGCCCGGCAGACCGCTATGGATAGCTTCCAGAGTAATAAAATCAAAATTATCCTGTGCAATACGGCTGCGGGAGGAGTCGGGGTTTCTCTACATGATATACATGGTAAACATCCCCGTGTGTCCTTCATCTCCCCTACTTATAACGCTAAAGACTACCAACAGGTTTTAGGTCGCATTGACCGGATCGGGGGGATGACGGAATCAACTCAACATATACTCATCGCGGCCAATACACTGGAAGTGGATATTGTAGAAAGAATGTTGGCGAAAATTGAAAATATTCGTTTACTTCATTCCCATGCGGACGTAGAGTCTACGACCATGATAATGATAAATCACGAAACCGGAGAGAAAAAGTCCACTCCCGCAGAACCAGATGCCGCCGCATCCAAACCTGAAGCTTCTATTGAACGCACGGGAGGTGTCGGGGGTTGCCTAGAAACGGAGG